GTTCGCCATCTTCAAGAATAGCAGGAAAAGAAATCTTAGACCATTTATCTGCTTTTGGTTCGTCTTCTGCTTTTGTTAGGAGACCTGTTAAATCATTAGTGGCCCATCTTGTCATAACTAAAACAATTGATCCGCCAGGTTGCAAACGCTGTCGGGGCCCACTTAAATACCAATCATATGTTCTAGGAAAGGATTGTTTATTATGTGCATCCTGTTCTGTATGAGGATCATCAATAATTAAAAGATCAGCACCACGACCTGTAATCGAGCCTCCTACACCAGCTGCAAAATATTCTCCCCCATGATTTGTTTCCCACTTAGATTTTGCTTTAGCATCAGGTCTTAAAAATACATCTCCAAATATTTCTTTATATTTTGGTGTATCCATTAAGTTTCTTATTTTAGCACCAAACCTTGCTGATAGTTCTGCGTTGTGTGTTACTTGCATAATTTTCATTTTTGGAAACTTCCCTATCATCCAAGCAGGGTACAAAAATGAGGCGAACTCAGATTTAGTATGTCTAGGTGGCATATTGATAATGAGCCTCCCTTTTTTCTGAGTTGCTATCTTAGTAAACTCATGAGCCATAATTTGATGGTGTCCCCAATCATCAGGATTCTTCTCCTGTTTCATAACTATATCGGGCCAAACTTCTTTTACAAAATATAAAAAATTATCCTGGCACAACTTTATGTGTTCTAGCCAAAGCTTCTCTACTTTTAGTCTTAATGCATCAGTTGGTATGTTTTTTGCTTCCATGAACCTTAAATTTTTTATGCCTACTTGCGTGTAAGTAACTTACGAATCCACACATGGCAAACGTATTTTATAATATTTTTGCGTGAATTTCTAGGAATTTATAAAAATGATTTTTCAAAAGAATATTGAGCCTTGTAAATTTATTCTTATTTTTTGCCCCACGCCCAAAGAATTTATGTGAGTTTGTAAGTAGTGATAATAGATGATTACAGCGTCTAATATTTTCACGCAAAAAAATTAATAGTTTTTTATTGCGTCCCAAATTTTTTGAAGCCCTGACCTTGATTTTTTTTGCGTGATTATGTGAGAAAAAACCCCACGCCCACCGATTTTAAAAAGTTTTAAGGCTCTTTGCTTTTGGTATAAAACTAAGATAAATGAACGCCCTGAAGCCTGAGAAAATTTTATATGCCATTTAATTTGATATTTATTAAGCCCTAAATTTTCAAGCTTATTACTATTAATTTGTTTTAATTCAATGAACGCTGTTAAGCCCTCAATAACGCTCAAAAGGTCAGGAATTCCATTTGTATAATTGCCCTCAATACGTTCTAAATAAATGTTTTCTGAGTTGTTTTTAATCCAATTATAAAACTGATTTTCTTTTTTCATTCAGGTTAATTATCATAATTTATAATAAAATATAATAACTTGAATTTTTTAATTTTGGTTATGCTCAGGGCAAAAAAAAGGGGCTTTCAATGAAGCCCCTTTTTAATTTATTAACTTGAATTACTAAGCTGTTTTAATAGCCTTAACTGGTTTATTTGGATTTAAAGCCACTGGATTTTTTAAATTTTCTTTTAAAAAATTAACAGCTTGACCTGATTGAGTTAAAGCCTTTATTAAAAATAACTCATCATTTTTAAGCCTTGATATCCATGATTTTAAATAAGCTAAACTATTCTTATTAATAGTCTTTTGAATATCAAATTTACAGCAAAGAATATTACTGGATATTTCAGCAATTAATTCTTCTAATGCATATTCTAATTGAGCGTCATTATTAAAATATTTTTTATTCTTCTCAAATCTATTAAGTCTTTTTTCATGACCTGACCAATGACTTAATTCATGTAATAGAGTTGAATAATATTCTAATGTTGCTGACGTTCCATTTTTAGTAGGCTCAAAATTAAATTTATTACTCATACTAATATAATCCAAACTAACATTATAAAAGCATCTAGCGTCATTTGAGAATTGCAAATTTAAGCCCATTTGATTTTTAATAAAATTTTCAATTTTATCATTATCATTAACTTGATTTACAATTTTTTTAGGCTCAGGCTGTTTCCACGTTGAATTTGTCAAATCAACCTGATTAGAATTATAAACCCATGAAACCTTTAAAAATCTAAAATTTTTAGATTTTTCTTCACCAGTTTTTTTATCTTCAACCTTTTTAGCCATTTGCCCCCAATAAAAGACCTGAATACCTTTTTTAGAGTGTTCAGGTTTTATTGAAGCCCCCACTGATTGCCACGCCTTTTTTGTAGCATAATAATTATTACTATAATTATTATCAATAACGTCAAAACCTAAATTCCACCAGTTTAAACCCTGATAATTTTTTTGAGTTATTGCATTTTTTGGGGCGTTAGCTTCAACCTTAGACGTAAAAGATTTAAGCCATTTTAACCCCTCATCATTAAGCCCCTTAGCAATTTTACCACCCAAAGACCTTAATTCATTTCTAGTTATTTCTGAAAACATAAAAAACCCCCTTTCAATAATTTATTAGTTTTTATAATTTTCATAACTCTTATTATAATAATGGCGTTTTTAGTGTCAATTAAATAATGGGATATAATAAGAGCCATTTTAAGCCCTTTTAAGCCCCCTTTATTTTGGGGCTATGTAGGTATCAAAAAACCCTGAAATCTTAATATATGGGCTTCTATGGGACAAATTAAAACGCTCAAAAAAGGCTTATTTTAACTTATTTTTAAAAAACCCTATATTTTGGGCTTTTTTCAAAAAAGCTTTATTTATTTATTATTTGAGTTTTCTTATTAAATCTTATAAATAATGAGATATAACAACTAACAAAAAAGGATTAAAAAAAATGAGTGAAATAATAATATTAATTTTAATAGGTTATTTAATAGGCTTTTTTATTATTGCATATTTTGGAATAACTGGAACACTTGAACTAATTGAATTTAAAAATAATCAAATAAAAAAACAATTAAATGAAAAAAACAAATAATTTAAATATTAAAGAAATAGAAAAAAAAATTATTAAATTAGTAAAAGAAGACGCTGAGATACCTTTAATATCTTATGAAAAAACTGATTTAATAAATGCAATAAAAAAAATTTTTAAACAATATGAAAAAAACAAATGATTTATAAAACTAAATCAGGCTTATACTCAAAAAATAGATTTTCAAATGTGATAGCTATATCATATTTTGAATATAGTAAATTAACTGAAGATGAAAAATATAAAGTATCTACAAAAAATCAATGGGGTTATGGTGTAAGAGATTTTAAAACTCATAAATTATATTTAATAGAGTTTATAAGTTCAGGACGTTGGAAATTTTTAAATAAACATTTTAATAAATTAGATGATATTAATAATGTAAAAGCCAAATTAATAAAGAATTTTTGCAAACGCAAAAATAATTGTACAAATAAATCAACAAACTATGAAAGGGGGATTTTATGAGTACAAGAAGCAACATAGCCATTGAATTAGATGATAAAACTATTTTAAGCGTTTATTGTCATTCTGACGGCTACATCTCAGGAGTTGGAAAAACACTATTGGAAAATTATAATAGTTTTGATAAGGCTCTTAAATTAATCAAAATGGGTGGAATAAGTTCTTTAGGTGTTAATCTAAATGAAACATCTTTTTATTGTAGAGATTGGGGACGTAAAGAAGAAAAAAAACCTGTCAAATACAATAATGAATTTTGTAAAATGTATGAGATGACTGGTTCAGGTATGATTGAATTTATTTACCTGTTCAAAAATAATCAATGGTATGTGAGTTCAAGCGAGTACATAAGCAAAAATAAATTACATAAGGACGCTTACGACTTAGGAATTGCATACTGGAAAAACTTTAAACTTGTATCAGAATTCAGAAATGAATTAGATTATAAGCCCAAAATGACAGAAGCCGAAATGGTAAGTAGTATAGGTAAGATGTTAAAAAAATCTTTTGGTGCAGATAATTTAGTTGTGCAAGGTGTAAAAGCAAAGACAAGAAAGGAGGTTAATTAAATGTCAACTGGCGATTATGATGATGTTATTGCAGATAATTTAAAAAATATTGAAACTGAATTATCTAATTTAACAGAAACGCAAAAAGTAAGATTAGATAGAAGATTAAAAGATTTAAATGTTGCAATAATTGGATTACATAACCAATTTGCTAAAATGAATAAAAATCTTGAAATCCAAAATTTAATTTTAATTGCAAACTCAGATACTTTGAAAAAAAATAATCCTGATACGATTGCAAATTTAAGAAATAATTTTAAAGATATAATTAAAATTTTAGAAAATTAAGAAAAATTTTTAATTTAGGGGGGCGTTAGAAATAACGCCCCCCTTTTTTTATTCTTTTACTAATTGATTGGTTTCTACTAAATGATTATAAACAGCAGAATCAGTTGGATAATACCAATGACGCTCAAAACCATTTGATTCATTTTCTCTTATTCTAATGGTTTCTTTTATATTATTAATGTCCACAGATTTATCTAAAACGTAAGGTTTTTCAATTTTACCTATGAAATTAATAATACGCTCAGAAAAAATATTCCAAAAACTATTCATGCAATTTAATGTACAAAAAAATCCATGATAGGAATTAGAATAAACTTTTCTTGTTTTCCATTTACCTTTTTTAAGCCTGTCATTTGTCGTATTAGTATGGCAAAGAGGGTTCTGACAATAATTAGCCATGAGAAACCTCACTTGTTTTAATTCCATAAATACGTTCAAGTTTTTCGGCTTTAGTTTCTTTTGCTTTAGGTTTTAAATCATCAAGCATAGCAGAAACATTTTTTGGATTGAAAATAGTTAATGACGTACTTTCAATTTCGCAATCATGAACAGAAATATTTACCTTTTGATTATCAGCAAGTTCTTTTACCTCATCAAAAGATGAATAATTTTTTAACGTATCTTCTACAACCTTAACCCTTTTAATTATGTTAGATTGCCATTCATCATAGCGTTGTCCTACGTTTTCTTTTGCAATCAAATAATCTCTAAAGATTGAAAATTCATCTTTATTGACTTCAAAAAATCTTGAATTGCAATAATGGGAACGCATAATTACATTCAGTTTGTAATTATCATACCACTCTTTTGATTTATTATTCATACTTTCATAAGAACATGATGTTCCCCCAAGTTCAGAAATACAACTATCTCTTAATTCAGTATGAAATGGATTGTCTTTTTTATCACCCTGAAGCTGAAAAACATTAGGGGTTAAGCCCTTTTGTTTTAAATAATCATGGTAATAAGCTAAGGCAAATAATTCATCTCTTTTATTAGAATAATTACCTGAGCTTCCAAAAAGATTGAAATTGATATGTTCTTCATCAAAAACTTCTTTTTTATTTCCATGATAGTCTTCAGTCATTCTTCCTGTATTAAGTTTGACATGAAAACAACAATCAGGATTTACTACATCAAGGTCAAATTTTCTTTGATATTTAAGTAAGCCCTCAATGTCCTCAGTTGAGTAATTGCGTTCAATAACATTCTTCATGGTATTGTGTGCTAACTCAGTAGTATTCTTAAACACTTCTTTAGAAGAATAATAATTTTCTTTTAAAATATTATCTTCATTCTGATAGTGCTTTTCGAACACTTTAGTCGCTAGTTTTCTTTTACTAGCATTTAGTTTTACTTTTTTCGTCATTTTATCCTCCAATAGTTTTTTAACGAATAATTGTGTTTTAAGGGTATTTTTCTGTGTTGTCAAGAAAATAATAAGATTTAATGGGATATTACCCCTTGAATAAAGTCCCATAAAAGCCTATATAATGAAGAAATAAGGAGTAATTAACATGAATAAAAAAGAAAAAAAACTACATATTGGTTCTTTAGATAGTGTTAAAGGTTTTAAAAATATTTCATTAGATTTAAACACCTATGAAAGAATTTTTAATTTATCACAGAATAACCCTTTGGGAGTTTCTTTATCTGTTGCAAAAACAATTAGTTTTTTGGAAAGATATTATAATAAAAATGAAACTAACAAAACACAAAAAGAGTTAATTGAAAAAGAATTAAAAGATGTAAAAGTCGCTAAACAAAAAAAATTAGTAAGACTTTAAATTTTTTTAATTGATACGATAACGCAGTTGGGAATAATTGTAGTATTCCCAATTTCGTTAATTTCATTATTATTATCCACTGAGTAATCTCCAAATATTCTAGTTATTCCATTTTTTTGAGATAATAAATGTCCTTTGGTTATACATTTTGGTAATTTTGAATTTTGTAAATCTTTCATAGAACACCACCCTGAAAAACTTTCAATATCATTCCACTCACAAGAAACCATTGGATAGTTTTCTATTGCAGATAAACTTTTATTTTTTCTTTTTAGTATTATTCTTTTTTTCATCTGTCATTACCTTTACCTGACCTACGTTTGTTGATAAATGAGAGTTGTGTATTTCATTAAACACAACAAAGAAATCATTATTCTTCAACAACTTCTTTTGGCGTGATGTTAATAATTTTTTTGTTTTCATTTATCTTATCTTCTAGTTCCTCTAATCTTTTTTCCAAGTTTTCTCTACTCATGCCCTCAATTCCAGTAATATTAACTTCTCTTTTGTCCACAAATAGACCAGCCATTTGACCAGCCCTGAATTGAGCATTTATAGAGGCATTAAATTGTTTTTTATCCTCAGCCTTTTTTTGTAATCGCTCATAAGTTTTATAGTGCCTTAACTTATCATTTTCATATTTTTTAAGTTCTTTACTTAGTTGCATTTCAAGATATCTTACTACATGAGGGGATTTGTCAGGGTGTAATAATTGATAAGCATACTTACTTGCATTAGTCCTGTCTTTACAATCAAAAACTTCCATAGCAACGTCTTGTTTTGTTTTCTCGCCCCAATTACTTACAAGGGTATCTACAAACAATCTTTGTTTAGGTGTAAGGTCAGTAATAGTTTTTAGGGTATTAGGTTTTCTAGCCATTATGTATTGTACCACTCTCTATAAAGCAAAAATATATATTATAAAAAATTTTATAATTTTTGTTTAAATATTTTAGTCCTTTAGTATTTTTAGATTTTATATAATATTTAATTAAAATTGTGAATAATGTGTGAATTTATTGGTTTTCCTATTTTTTAGGAAATATTCCTAGTTTTTTCCTAGTTTTATTTGATAGAAAAGCCAGTAAATACAGGGGTTTTAGACCATTTTTCCCAGTTTCCTAGAAATTTCCCCACGAAAAAAAAAATAAATTTTTTTTGTGTGAGATTTGCCCCTTATAGTAAGACTTTTAGGAAAAACCTTTGATTATGGGCTTTTTTTAAAAGTTTATTTTCTATTTTTCAGGAAAGGGGGAGGGGTTGTCCCTCCCTATGATTTATTTTTTCATGAAAATTACCTCCTAATATGTTTATTTCCGCATTTTTTTATTTTTCAATATGAGGTGTGAAATTATGGGAAGATTAAATGTTGTAAATTATTTATCCCACTATATATAAGATTTATGACTATTGAAACAGGATTAGGGCTTTTATTTACGGGGCTAGTAGCAATATTAATTGCTTCTTTGATAGCTTATCCAATTATTAACAAGGTTTTAAAAGATAGAGAGTTTGAGAAGGGTATAAATAATTGTAAGACAGGTAAAGATATAGAAGAATTTCTAAAAAAATGGAGTGATAATCAATGAAAGTAAAAGAGATTAGAAAATTAATAGCCCAAGTTTTTTGGGATTTAAAAAGAGATTTTTATAGTGATATGGAAACAAGAGATATCTATTATGATACAGGGTACATGGTATCTTTATGTGTTTCTATTGGCAAAGTTAAATTAGGGCAAAAAATACACGATAAATTTTGTTTAAAATAATATGGTAGACCAAACGCAACACGAAATCGCAGAAGTAATTTTAAAAAATTCTGTTAAACGACACCAAAACCAAACAAAAAAAATGTTTGATGATTGGTTAAAAGATTGCCCTGTAAAAAATTATTTAAAATCTAATGAAAGTGATAACGATATACAAACAATAATCTTCAGAATAAAGGATAGAAAATGATACCTGAGAAAAAAAGTGAAGCGATAAATGTAGAAATACGAGTAGAACACTATGGATTTTATTCTAATGATAGATGTTTAGGTGATGTATCAAAATCTTATAGAGATTGGGTAGAAAAAACCACAGGAATAAAATGGGACGATTATAATTGTGGCGATTGGGCTACTGATATAGAAATGATTGACCAATGGATAGTAGAAACAGGACAACCCTACGATACATTATGGAGTGAAAAAGATGATGGTATTTATTTAGTTTGTCAAGATTGGTCAAAAAGAATTTATGAAGCACAAGTTAAATACAACCAATACGTAGAACATACCAAAACTGAGCAGGGATAATGAGTAAAAAATTTACTTTGGTAAAATTTAGTGTCAGGGACGGGGAGTATGAATACTTTGATTACTATTCTTTTTTAACCAGTGACGCTCAGAAAATGACAGACGGGCAATTAGTGTCTTATTTCTTCGAATGTAAAATAAAAAAATTAGATAAAATGGATAATCATACATACTATATTAATAAAGGGGAACGAACAGCTTTTGTTTATTCTAAAAAACCTATTAATTTAACTGAACACGAAATATTAGAAAAATTTGGAATTCTTTTTGATAAGCCAGTTTTAATTTTTAAAAAGACTAATAACGTCATACAATTAAGGAAAAAATAATTATTGATTTTTGTTTCATCTTATGATATCCTAACTTTTTGAAAAGGAGTTAAAATGATAATAAGAAAAACTGAAAAAGAAGCGAGAGATGAATACAATAATCTAAGAAATGATGATCCTACTTTTGCAGAGTGTTGGCAAGATGATGACCATGATTTTTATGAGTGGTGCTCAGGATATTTGGATTATAAACATATTAAAAGAAAATGATGAACGATAAAGACGTAGAAGAATACCATAAAAATATTGAAGTATTGACCAAGCAACAACAAAACTTAGTCAAAGACACTCAAAAAAATATTCTTACAAACAAAACATTTGTAGCTTTAGAAAATTTATTCAATGTAGTTGATGTTGAAATAAAAAGATTTAATCAATCTAATATGATGAAGTCAGCTATGGAAAATGCTTACAATATTATACAAGAAAATAAGAGAAAAAAATAAGTATAAAATAATTATGAAAATGTTAGAGTTAATTTAATGGGGCATGACATATTAATATTTGCAATTTTTGTAATATTAGCCCTGTTGTTATAACTATGGTACTTGACTAAGATTGTATCGCTAAGGAGGTTGTCAAGCGAAGTTTTGTTCCAGGATACAATATGAGAAAAAAGCCATTTAAGAATTTAGTTCCGTGAGCCGTGTATAACAGACTTATGGTTCTAATGCCCTCATGTGAGGACGCAGTGCGATAGGGTAGGATAGGTAGGGGTACTTGTTCTACCCTTTTTAATTTAAGAGTTGCATTTAATCAAGACCCATGATAATTTATTTAGGAAGTAGTTTTTCATTAACTGCTCCCTTTCAATAGTTGTTTAAACATGGTGTTAGAGGCGGGAGACTGCCTCTTTCATCAAATCTTAATCGGTTTATTAGTTGAGTTAAAAACAAGTTTTCTTAAATACTCTACAATTTCACGAAGTTTTTTTCTTTCTTCTTTATTCTTTTCTTCTTTTAATTTTTGATAATTGTCATTGTATTTACTCCACTTGTACTGACGATCAGTAAAAATTATTTTACCTCTTTTAATCGCTCTTAAATATTGAAGTCTTATGTTTTCAGGATCAAGGTCAGCGTAATAACAAACTTTTTGAAAATCATCAGTATTGTTTGTAATCCAATAATGAGCGTCCATTTTCTGAATTGATGATTTACGATCATTTAAATTTATTGTAGCGTCACCAAGAGCGTTATTGATAACTGCCCTCCAAAGTTTAACCTCGTTAGGTTTATTTTGCTGAACCATTTCGGTAGCAAAATTAATGCCCATAAGTTTTAACAAGTCTTGATAATAACTCATGATAGTATCTTATTAACTTTGGTGGAGCGTAAGAATCCGTAAGAAATTCATAGTCAGCATGAATTTCGTGCATGAGTTCATTTATTTCTTGACGATCACGAGTAGCTACTTTTTCTTCAAATTGTTTCAAGTAATCATCGCTTAAATAATCTTCGAGTTCTTTTTTGGACATACGAATAGTATAAATATTATTGATCATAATTGTAAGACGTTGACAAAAAATTAATTTAATAATTTTTTCTTAAGTCTTAACAATTTTTTTATAATATTTTGTAAGAAAATACAACGATTTGTGTAATAGATGAGATTATGGCGTGTGTCATTAAGTTCTTCAAGAAGATTTTTATTTTCCTCTTGAAGAGACCTAATTTCCTTGTGAAATGGGTTAGGGTTTACCATTTTTTCCATTTAGTAGTTTTTTCTTATAAGCTTCTACACTAACTTTTTCTTTTTTAGCTTGAAAACCTATGTAATCGTTTACGAGTTTACTAATCATTGAAGCAGGAGCCCTAAATTTATTTTTAGAGATTGCTTTTAAAACTTCATAATCGTCTTTTCTAACTGCAACGGATTTCCATTTATTGATATCCATAATTACTCCTTTGATGTCCCACCTTTTATTATAAATAGCAAGAGATATCAATGTAAAAAATTCTGTGATATTCTTACATAATGTTTGAATATTTTATTATGCTGGGCACACTTTGTACTGCTCCTTTCAATTTACCCACTGCTATTAAATGCATAAATTTCTATGATAAACCTGCGATATACTATGAAAATAAGGAAAAATGTGTTAATAGAGCTAAAGAATTTACCAAAGAAGTTGAAATAAGATTAAATGAAAAAAATTTATTTATTGTTGGAATTCAAATTTATTGTCAGCCTGTTAAGAAGGTTGACGTACCCACCTAAAATAGTATATATTATCTCATGAAGACTTATCGTGTCCAATGTCGTCAAGGAGGATATCTGATTGTCTCAGAATTCAAAGGACAAAGTGACGAGACGATACAACAAGACTTCATAAAGGAATTAGAAAATGGAAATTTTAAGGTTGTCGAAGAAGGAGTTTATAGACCTGATTACCAATTCTTTTTCTACGAGGAGAAAAAAAATGAACCCAACAGCGAACAAGGAATTGTTAGCCAAGAAGATGGAGTTGGAAAACAGTTGGAATCAAAAGTATCTACTTGAGGGTAGAGTGACTGTGGACATGAAACCAATTGAAGAACAAATCCGAACAGTAAGAAAAAAAATGGTTTTGGCTGACGTTGAACATTGTAGATTGGCTCATAAAGATTACGATCCTGACAATCAAAAGTTAGTAGCTAACTTATAGGTTCGATAATTTTTAAAAAACAGTTTTTCTGTACGGGGGTTCTGTCGCTCTAATATAATTTAAGAAGTTTCACCCCAATTTTCACCAATAGCAACATCTACAACACTAGGTACTTTTAGTTGCATACACTCTTCCATAGTTTTTTTAATATTTTTTTCATCTTCTTCTGATTCAACATCGAAACAAAGTTCATCATGTATTTGTAACTTTGGAATATAACCTTGTTTGTAACATTCAACTACTGCAAGTTTAGTTTGATCGGCAGCCGAACCCTGAATTAATCTGTTCAAGGCCTTATAAGTTTTAGCTCTTTTAATATTATCTTTACCATATTTAGCAACAGCATTTTCAAAAGATTCTGAAGTCCAAAGTCCCCAGTCTCGTGGTTCCCATTCATCGAATCTACACTTACGTCCAAGTTTAGTTCGTATCACACCCTCTGCATCAGCTTTCTGCATACATCGGTCAGATAATAATTTAACAAAAGGTACTTTACGATTATACTTTGCAATAATTTTATCGCCCTCTTCTCTATCCAGGCCAAGAGAGTTTGCTAATTTATTTTTTCCCATTCCATACATTAAACCTAGTCCAATTGTTTTAGCTTGTTTACGATCAATACCAACTAGATCAGCAACAGTTTGATGAAAATCTGCTGAAGCATTTGCATAAGCTTCAACAAGTTCATTTGAACCTTCATAGCCTTCACCTATTGATGAAGCATAATGAACCACAAGTCTTGGTTCTTGTTGAGAATAATCGAAAGAACCCCACTTACAGCCATCATTCGGCATAAACAATCCTCTAATTTTAGGTGCAAACTCTTTATTTCTTGCAGGAAGTTGTTGTAGGTTTGGGTTAGACATAGACAATCGACCTGACACAGTGCCTCCTGTATCTGATCTTAATTGATTTATTTCTGCATGTATTCTACCATTATTTTGAAATTTAGTTATTCCTGTTAAAAATGTATTGTGAAACTTGTTTACTTCTCTAGCTTGTACTATAACTTTTGATATTTCATGAGGAGAATTAAACAAATAATTTTGAGTGAATGATGGTTCTTTTGTTTTTTGAGTTCTTGGATACTCTATACCAAGTTTATCGAAAGCTTCGCCAATTTGTCGAGCAGCCCATATATCTATTTCTTTACCCACTAACTTTTTTATTCTGTGTAGTAGTTTTTTTTCTTGCTCTGCAAATTCTTTTTTTAGTAGTTCAGCTTTTTCTAAATTGACCTGAATACCCTCAGACCTCATTTGAATCAGTATTGGTAATAGATCAGATTCTAGTTTCCAAATAGTTTCTAGGCTTTGTGTTCTAATTTCTGTTTTAAATCTCTGCCAAAGAAGGAGCGTGAGACGTGCATCTTGTTCAGCGTAATGGCCAACATGCTCAGCAGGTAACTTCCACATTTCTGATTTAGCATCTACACCATGACTAGCTGCCGCTTCTTTTAAATCAGTCTCAGCTTTTACTTCACCCAAGTAGTCCACTGATAAAGCGTTTAAAGAATAAGACCAACGATTCTCATTAATTAAGGCTGCCGCTATCATTGTATCTACTATTTGTCCGTTGACCGTGATTCCTGAAGCTTTTAACCAACCGACATCGTATTGAGCATTATGAAATATTTTAGTTGATGGTAAAGCACACACATCTTTCATGTATTTTTTTACTTGCTCAGGTATTAAATTACCTCCACCAAAATGACCAAAAGGAAAATATCCTTGCCAACCTTCTACTGCAACAGCGAAACCAATAATCTCACCACGTTTAGTTGCCCAACCTGCACCAAGATTATTATTTATACCATCGTCTTTAGTTTCAAGGTCAATTGCTATTTCAGAATATCCTGATAAGTCTTTAAATTCTACTGGTGCTGTCCACATATGTTTTTTAAAATTCATTGTTAATTGTAAACTCATTTTTTCTTCACTTTGTTTAGTGCTCTATTTAAATAAACTTGTCGCCAATCTTTATCTTTAGTTTCTTTTGCTTGTTTAGAACATTCTTTAGCTTCTTTACTAAAGCCATTCTTTTCTAACCATTCTGCGTGTATTTCCAAAATTTTATTTATTAGCATTTTTAAATTTTGTCATCCACAACCAATTCCAAAAAGAACCTGACCATCTACCAAATCTACAAAGCCAAGATTTATTATCCATGTTATCTATTTCTTCTATCTCATGCTCTACACGTAGTTTTTTACGTTCTTCTTTAGGCAGTTTCATAAAAATTTGATATGCCTTACGATTGTTTTTCATTTTTTTCCCTCCATGTCATTTAACTTTTTTATTTCTAATTCACAATAATGTTTAATTTTTTCTAAATCTTCGACACCATTCTTATAGTTATATCTACAAACATATTTAATTACGTTACCTTGAAAAAACGTAAGATTATTTTTAGATATAAATTCATAAGGTTGAATGGTAAAAAATTTATAATGTGAACCTCCTACCTGCCTGTCTTGTGGAAAGGCATCGTCAAATAAACCTTTATCTGTCATCTTGGTAACTTCTAAGTATTTCTTTTTTTTCTTCTGCATTTGATATTTTTTCAATTAACTTATCTGCTTCATCAACATGTTGTGGGTGTTCACCAATAGCAACTGGTTTTTCAAGATATATTTTTAAAGTAGCCTCAGCTTCTGATATTTGAGCATTATATTTATCTTCTAATGCTTGTAATATTAATTGTTTAAACGTCATCTTGTTTCCTCCAAATAAATTAAATAATCTCTTCCAATTGGATAGTGATACTTATAATCAGTTGACAGGATATGTAAAGTATTTTTTGCTCTAGAAGCCCCTGTATAATAAACTTTTCTTTCACCACTTTGATCTAATTTATTTTTTCTACTAAAATCAGAAGCATAATCATTCTTACTTGCAAGAACAACGTGATCTGCTTCACCACCTTTTACACTGTGTATAGTATCAATAATTATTTTTGGTTCTTCATCTAATTGTTTTTGTCCGTACCTTTTTAATAATCTTATAAAATAAATTTTTTGCCTCGATGTAAAATTTCTTCTTAATATCCACCACCATTCTTTGTTTCTTTTTTCATCAGGTATTGTAAGACCGCACCATTCTTTTAGTTCTGTAAAGTTATAAGTTTTAAAATCAGGCTGCCCCATCCAAAATTTATCTTGTCTAAAAGCGTCCTTCTCTAAGTCTCTGATATATTTGAACATTATTTCTGCATCTGATTTGTTAATAGATTTATCTTTTGTGATTGCTGTCCACGATTTAATTGCTAACCATTGTTTTCTATCAAAAGATTTATTATTTTTATTGTCACCAAAATATAACCCAGCTTCTTTGGCTGCCATTCTCAATTCGTTTACAACTTTATTAACTCGTCCTAATATATACCAAGTGCCCTCTTTGCTAAAATCTATTTCTTTAAAATTTAAATATCTTTTTACAAAGCCTTCTTTGTTAGAGGGTAGATATTCTTTTTCTTCTGAATCTATAATCCCTCTTCTAATTATTTCAGTAAAATGATGAATAGCTTCTCCAAATCTTCTTGTTTTTCTTAAGACCACCTTTCTTCCAGGAAAGTAAGTTGTAAAGTATTTTGAATCTGCACCATTCCATTGATAGATACCTTGATCATCATCACCTGCTAAATAAATTTTGTTAGAATTGTTGGCTAATTTAAATAAAACTGACCATTGTAAAGGAGTAAAATCTTGTGCTTCATCTAAAATTAAAATATCTAATGGAGGAAAATCTATTTCATCTATGGCTTTTTCAATCATATCTGTAAAATCTATAAATGATCTTTCGCCACCTCCTGTTTTATAATGTTCGTAAGTAGCTATTTTTCTTTGAAAAACATCTATGTTATCTTTTTTGTAAGACTCTTGTTTATATACTTTTATTGGGTCTTCCATCCTGTTTCTTGCCTTATCATAAATAGATAAAGACCAATCTTTATATACGAAGTCATCATCTTCTAATCTGTTGTCTGATCTTTTGATAATACTTTCTTGTAAAGCGTAATCAATCATACAGCTTTTAATATCAAATACTTCTTCTGAAAAATATCTTCTACAATACTTGTGTAAGGTTTTAAATCTTGTAAAATTTTCTATGGTATATTGTGGAAAAGCAGCAAGAGCTCTTTCTATTGCAGTGTTAACAGCTTTATTAGTAAAAGATATAAAAGCAATTTTTTCAGGACGGATACCATTTCTTAAATGTTTTTTTAATATTCTTTCTATTAAAGTGTAAGTCTTTCCTGTTCCTGGTGGCCCATAAATTTTTATTGTTTTTTTATGAAGTTGTTTTAGTTTTTGAATCTCTGAATTTTCCTGTATGGTATCCATCGTCCATCTCCGTTAGTTTCTCTTCTTTTTTACTTGGTTTATTTCTTTTTATTTCTTGATGATTAATAAACTCAGGCATATCTACTGACCAAATGTTTTTCTCTCCTTCATAATATTCATGTCTAGTACAATTCAATAATCTTAATGCTTCCATAGAATTGTTAAATGCTTTATTCATTTTCTTTTTCATCCAATTATCTAGCGTTGTTCTTTTAAAATAACAAATATTTGTTTTAGAATCTAACACAACATAACCATCTTTTAATTTTTTAAAATCATCTTGCTCAATTGTATCTTCAAAAAATTCTTTTAATGTTTGATATCTCATATCTTCAAGAGTTTCTGCATAATTAAATTCTTCTGACTCTTCTGCTTTCTTAACAAATGCATCAAGAAATAAATCCCACATATTAACTTTTTGTCTTCTAGGTAATGTTTTCCATAAAATTTTATAATTTAATAATTTCTTTTTAAAATTTAATTCAGAAGCAAGGTCTTCAGGTTTGACCATAATTTTTTCTCCTTGATAATTAAACTGATAAAAAGATTCTTTTATGTCTCTGATAAACATTACATTATCAAACTCATCAATCATAGCAGGAGTTTCCTGCATAATACCTAATTTTCTTGTGCAACATTTTTCTTTATCGCATAAAGGAGTTTTACATCTTAAATTATAATCTTTTTTACTAACTGATTTTACAACTGTATTTATAACTTCTTTTTCATCTAAAGGATTAGAAAATATCTGTTTGTTTCTTTGTAATAAAATATCTGTAATTTCTTTTTTGGATAGATTACCATCTACCTTTCTCATTTCTAAAACACCAACATTGAATAATAAATCGTTTCTATGATTACCTGACCATTTTTCTTGTATCATTTTTTGTACACAGGGAGGATAGTCTTTCCAACCCTCTTCAGGTTCATATGAAGTTGCTTTTAAGTTTTTTATTTGTTCTAAAGTTGTGCGTTTAAGTTGTGCCAATTCTAAAAAAGCTTCAACCATAACTGGTGTCCCGTCATCGTTGTATGCAAATTCAGTTGTCATTTTTGCATTGAAGTAAGGCATACCCAATGCTTTATTCATAGGAAATACTTCGTTAGCCATAAAGTATTCGTTATTCCATTTATGTAAAACTTTTAAAACTTCTGCTTTGTCCTCCCAATCTTTTAAAAATAAAAAAATATGAAGGCCTCCTGATTTTGATCTAACAGGTATTAAGGGTAGTTTGTAATCTTTTATGATATCAATATATTTTTTTGAATTATAATTTTTATAACTTTGAGGATCAACATCTATACATCCCCATTTAATTTTGTCATCCCGTTCAGGCCTAAGACCAATTACATATTTACCCTGTAAATGATCTTGCCATAAATCGGCAGTCACTGGTTCGTGGAGCGTGAGGTAATCAGCTTTTCTCTTACCCCTTTCATCTTGGTCACCCGTTAAGGTGACCTTGATGAACTGCTTAGAGTCGCCCTCGAACAACTCTAATAGTCTATTTTGCATTAGAATGGTGTTGCTTCTGCGTTTACTTTCTTAGGTTCAGCTTTACCATCATCATCAAATGCAACTTTACTAAAGATGTCTTGTTTTTTACAACTCTCATAAAAAGCTTTTGATGTTTGTAAAGCGTCTAATTGTTTTGCAGGATCAAGAATTGAATCAAATTCAATTAACCAACCATACCAAGAATTTTGACTATTAGATTCTTTAGTCGCTTTAAGTCTATAAACTTGCGACCAAGAAGGCGGAACGAATAAACCATTCTTACCTTTTATTTTTCTACTAATAATCATTGAATTCCACAACTTAGATTTTTTCTTTTGTGTAGATTTCATGGGAATAAGAGCCATTTCAATAGGTTCATAATTCTCATTTAGTAATTGTACAAAGTGGTTACCAGTGTCTTCAACATAATTACCATTCTGTAATCTGTCTTTACCGTCATCACCCTTTGTAGTTTTGGTCATGATAGTAGGATCAGTGTGAATGTTTACTGGTCTACCCAAACTTTCACCTCTATCTTGCCATTCGTTAAAAGTGTTATTGTAGTGACAAGGCACTGCAAGTACACCTTCTTTTGCTTTATACAAAGATTGAGTAATCTCATTATAGATATCACCCTGCTTTGCTTTCTCATTATACTTACCATCATCTTCATCTAGTACAGGTGAATTTGAATAAAGTATTTTCAGTAAAGGTAATCTAGTATCACGAGATGTAATATTTTCCATACCTTGTCCTGATAAAGCTTCTAAGTCCATTTTTACTGGAACCTTAGCTTCTTTTTTTGGTGCTACTTCTTTAGTAGCTTTTTGTGCTTCAGACATTATTTGTCCTCCTTCTTAATGGTTACACGATTAGCAACGTAAACTCCAAACATATCGTTTGGAACTTGTTTACCTTCTTGGATTTGTTCTCTTACAAATGTTCTAAGAGTAGCCCAATGAACACCTTCTTTCTGTTTTACATTGTAGCCTTTTTCTTGGGCATCCTGTATTACAGCTCTAGCTTGTTCATCTTGACCTTTTCCAAATTCAAGAGTCACGTTGTTTTTGATTAAGTCTCCATGTCCGTTATCTCTCAACCAATTGTGAGCACGTTCTCTGAAAGACTCTGTGATGTTAGCTTGATAATAAGGTTTAACTTCAACCGAACTACCATCGTTTAGTTTTAACAGGCTTATACCTGCTTCTCGCATTAAGTTTGGAATTAAATTGTCAGAAAGATTTCTTTCAGCTTCTTTAAGTTTGCTAATTTCTTCTTCAGCCGTTTTTATCTGTTTCTGAGTTTCCAAAAGCTTATTGCAAGTTTGTGCGATGTCCGCAGACTTCGCTGTATCAACCGTTATGGTTGACTCTGCTTCTAAGTCCATATTAGAACCTCCTTGCGAGGTGTATAAATTATTTGTTTACTTAAAGCAAGAAATAAAATAAAAATATTTTTGTTTAAACATGAAATATATTTACAAGACAAAACCTTTTGAACATCAAAGACAAGCATTAATAAAAGGTGCTGAGTCAAATAATTTCGCATATTTTATGGAAATGGGTACAGGCAAAACAAAAGTTGCAATTGATAATGCATCTTATTTGTTCACACAAAATAAAGTAAAAAATGTTATAGTGATTGCTCCTAATAGTGTTTACTTAAATTGGAAAAAAGAAATTGAAACACATTGTTCTGTTCAGTTTAAAATATTAGCACATAAAATTGATAAAATGTTAGACCCACAATTTAACGATCCATTAGATTTAACTTGGTACTTATTTAATGTTGAAGCCATGAGTCATAAGTCAGGTTTAAAAAAAGTAAAAGAATTATTAACAGCAGCAAATCAAACTATGATGGTTATTGATGAGGCCACAACCATAAAAAATAGAACTGCTAAAAGAACTAAAAATATTATTGAACTTGGAAAAACTGTTGCTTTTAAAAGAATTTTGACAGGTTCACCAGTAACTAAATCACCTTTAGATTTATATAGTCAGGTTGCATTTTTAGACAGAGATTTATTAGGGCATCAATCATTCTATACATTTAGAGCCAGGTACGCTGTCATGCATGAAATTGATATGGGAGGTAGATCAGTTTTATTACCTAGATATTATACTAACTTAGAAGAACTAGAACAAAATTTAAAAAAATTTTCTTATAGATGTAGAAAGATAGAGTGTTTAGATTTACCTGATAAATTATATACTCAACATTACATTAATTTAAAAGATGACCACAAAAAAGCATACGAACAATTAAAGAGGAATGCGTGGGCCGTGATTCAAAACGAAGAGGTTAGTTATTCAAATAAATTAACTGAGATACTTAAATTACATCAGTGTGTAAATGGCCATGTTAAAACTGACGATCATAAAATAATAGAATTTGATGATCCTAAATTAGATCAATTGTTAGAAGTAATAGAAGAAAACGAAGGTAAATTTATTATATGGGCTAACTACATATATAATATAGAAAAAATTATTAATATTTTAAAGGATAGGTATGGAAATGATTCAGTAGTTAGTGTATACGGTGCAGTAGATGCCCGACAAAGAATTAGAAATGTTAAACTCTTCGAAACTTCAGATACTGTCCGTTTTTTTGTGGGTAATCCTAGTACTGGTGGCTATGGCCTTAATCTTGTTTCTGCCTCCTATGTTGTCTATTATTCTAATTCTTATAATTTGGAAGTGCGTGAACAAAGTGAAGACAGAGCTCACAGAATTGGGCAAGATAAAAACGTCTTGGTAATAGACTTACTTGTTAAAGACACAGTAGATGAAATGATTATATCTGCATTAAAAAATAAAATTAAACTAAGTGCTAAAACTTTAGGGGAAGAAGCTAAAAAATGGCTTTCTTAAAAATTATTTTAATTTTATTATTTTTGTCAGGTTGTGCAATTAAAGACTATAATTTAAATCCTTGGACAACTATTATGAATCAATTGATAAAGGTGCAACATGGAACTGATAATACTAAATGATGGTTTGTATCAACTAATACCAGTTACAAAAGAATTATTAAAAGACATAGTTATTACTGGCGATGTAGATTGTTTTGAATTGTGTGACATACTTAGATTAAAATTAACAGGTTATGTTGATACATTAAATTTACATATTATGAATGATGGTAGTGGTGCTTTTTATGGTTGTATGTGCCGATAAAATTTTTCAATTTTTTCAAACCATTTTTCTTCATATTCTGCTAAAGTTGATTCGTCCATTATAAATCTTTGAAAAACTAAATTTGGAGTACACATAGCAATCACTCCTTGTTTGATATCTCCATATTGTTTTTTATGTGCTAATGAGTAAGCAGCAATTTGATAATAATAATCTTCTATCCATTCTTCTCTTTTAGGTTTATTAGATTGTTTAAAATCTAGTATTGTAGGTTTTCCCTTAAATTCACATACTAAATCTGTTGAACCAGCCCATTTATTTTCATATGCTAAAGATACCTCAGAACCAAATACTTTTGTTAGTTCAGGTAAACCTTTTACTACCTCATGTGCCATTAAACGGGCCTCAGCCCCTTTCTCAGAGAGATTTAGATATCCTATGCCATTTATATAGTTTTCTAAAACATAGTGCATCTCCGTGCCTCTCAGGGCTGCTTTTTGAGTGATTCTAGCCGCTTCTGTGTATCCTACACGTTCTCTCCACTCATCTAATTTTTTTCGCTTGTCTTCAGATTGTGTTTTTGATAATATTGTAGTTACTGATGGAACATTATATTCTCCGACCTGGTAAAGGCGTGACCCAGTTTCATCGGTCTCTCTATTATATTTTGCGTAATTATAAGATGCATCCCACTTGAACCCTTTAACGGTGAATGCCGTTCCGTTCTTAATTAATTCCATTCGGAATCTATACTACATATGATTTGAAAGTACAGCTAAAATTATTGCAGCCAAACCACCAACAATCCATTTTTCAATTCTAGCAATTCTTGCTTCCATTCTATCTATTCTTTCGAAAGTTTGTTTCTGCATTATACGACAAAGTTTTTCGTGATATTCTATTTTTTGTAATGCAGTTTTTTTAGGCATTATATTATCTTTCTATTAGCGATTGCTTGTCCTAAATTATCTTGTGGGAATAAATTAGAAAATTGTTGTGGATTAGTAACTTGTGTATTAACAGGTGTTGGAGATTTTGGAGGCACTGGAGCTACGTTAGCTCTTAATGTTTCCTCAGCTCTTTGATTTTCTTGTTGCATTTGTTCTTTATCTGCATCGTCTTGTGCTTTAGATGTTTGTTTCATAATTTCTAAATATTGATTTGTAAGGTCAGCAGTATCACTATCTGACATGGCAGCAACAAGACCTAATTTAGCTATATGTTCTAATACACCATCGAAACCTTCATTACCTGCAATCTTAACTCCTTGTGATACCCACTGCATAAATGCAGGGTTAGACATAGCTCTTAAAGCAAAAGCACCACCATAACCAAATATAGGTATACCTAATAAGAATAAAGGATCACCCGTACCAATAGTTGCGGCAGCACCACCACCAATTAATAGTCCAGTACCCGCAGCACCTTTCGTAGCTGTTTGTCCTAAATCTTTGAATGGGTTTTGTCTTTCTATGTATGTAGCTAAAGCATTAACTTCTTTTAATGATTTGTTTAGAGTTCCATAACTTTTTCCTTTGAACATAGGATTTGCAAATAAAGTATCTTTTGCTGCATCTGATAGTTCATCAAAGTTTTTAATAAACTGTTGAGTATTAAATAAGTTAGTTCTACCTAAAGCACCTAATTGTCCAGTTGCAGGAACCTGTCCCATTCTCTTAATTATTGAAGAAATTAAAACTGCACTTCTATCAGGGCCAAGTTCAGTCATTAAAGTTTTTAATGTTGTATCTCCTGCTTTGGATTTATTTATTAATTGCGTTACAATATTATCTATGTCTGCTTTTTTAGCTATTGGTTCTATAAACTTATCAATAACTCTAATTTGTTGATTATAATAATTATTAGCTTTGTTTACAGCTTTCATTATTTCTTTTCCGCTAGTTCCTTTAATCTTACCTAAAGAAACACTTATGTCGTCTGTAATATTTTTATATAATGCTTTATAGACAGATCGTGGTAATTGTTCATACAAAACTGGATCAGATAATTTTTGACCAACTGCTTTTCTAAATGCATCAACTGTTTCATAAGAAGCTACTCCTTTTGTTTTTTTAGTTGCTTCACTTAATGTTTGATACATTCTATTTATTTTTGGATCACCAAGTAAACCCATAAATTTTTCAAAACCTTTAGGGGATGCAGATTCTTTTTGTAAAAATTCTAAAGTTTTAGTTAAGGCAATATTTTTTTGAGCTGCTGGTGTTTTTTGTAATATATCTTTTATTGCACCATAATTAACATTGTTTACATTTCTAAATCTCTGAATAGCACCTACTGCATTTCCAATACCGTAGTTAAGATCACCAACATCCATTGTATCTTTTGCTTTTCTAGTTAGTCCTCTTCTGATAACTCCTGCTGTTTCTGCTCTAGATGCAAGTTTTGGTATGTTTAAAGATTTTACAACATTTTGAGTAAATACTGATCCTAAACTATCTTGTGCTTTTTCAGCAGACCGTCTTAAAATTTGTGCTGCAAAAGGAACGTTTGAAAAAGTTGTTTCTAAAGTATCAATAACAGGATTCTCTGTTGCTTGTCCCAAGGTAGGTTGAGTTCTGTATTTGTTAAATAATTTTAATCTATCCGCCATATTTAATTGTAAATCTTTTGCAATTTTTTGATCAAGAGAAAGAGCATTGTAAGCTTTCTTACCATCCTTAACTCCTAATTTTGCTGCCGCATCAGCATAGATACCTTTTTCTTTTCCTCTAAAAACATATTTTGTTCCTCTTAACAATAATGGCCCAGCAGTTTGAGCAACTGCTCCAAGTGTAAATTCTAAACCTCTTGTAGTAAGATATTCGCTCATATCTCTATCTATTTCTGCACCAGCTATTTGACCTATTCTTTCATAAAGTTCTGAACCTCCTGCCAGTCCTGCTCCTGATCCAGCGATTGTTCCCGCAGGGCCTCCTACTGAACCAACAATAGCTCCTGCTGTTGAAGTAACTGCTTGAGTTATACCTTTACCTTCGTCTATTACATCTTTTAAATTAGTTTTAGATTTGTCGTCTAAGATAAATGTTTTTCCATTAGAATCTGTAACAATAAAGTTTGTAGGATCGTATTCATCTTGTACAACTTTAGGAAAAAATTTTTGTAATGTTGCTACTTTTGATTTAAAATTTGGTGCAGCAGATACAGCAAATCTTATTCTGCTGTCTACTTCAGGTAAATTATAATAACCTGTTTCAGGATTTATTTGTTCATCAGTTACACCTGAAGGATTTAAATTACTTGTATATTCTTTTTTTAGGTCTTGAATAAAATCAAATTCTTCTTTAGATATTTCATCACCTGCGATTTCAATTTCAACACCTTCAACTTTGATTTTTCCCATAGCATCCTACTTTTTCTTTTTAGGTTTTTTCTTTCTTACTAATTGATTTGATTTAAAATCAATTACGTATGGTATTCCACCAATAAAAGTTGTTTGTTGACCATCAATATCTAAGAAATTCAAACCTTCGACTACTGGTCTAGGTAAACCTTCAGCACCTATTCTCATTTGCATGGCTTTTGGTACTGTATAAAAATTTACAGCTCCATCTTCTAAATATCTTTTTACAGCTTTTGTATCACCAAAACTTGAAAGCACTTCAACTTTTTCTTTTTCGATAGCAGTCCTTGCATCTGCTAATGCAGATAGTAAAACAGCTTCATTAGTTGTTGTTTCACCTCCTGCTAATTCTTCCATAAATCTATTTAATTCTGATTCAGTTACAGCTGCACCTGATCTTTCTTTTAATCTAATGTTTGAAAACTGTGCTATTAATTGTCTTAATTTTTTACCTTCTGCACTTGTAAATACTCCAGGGGTTCTACCACCTAAAGTTCCAACTCCTGGTAAATTTCCCATTTGACCTTTTTTAGCTAATAAAGAAATATAATTTTCAATTTGTCGTAAAGCTTGGTCTGATCTCTGTAATCCTCTATCTTTAAAAACTTTTGTAATTTT